ACGAGCGCGGAACTCACTGGTTGGTGGGTCGAATCATTGAACTTGACGCCAAGCACGGCCCTACTGCTTTCATTATCGACCCTAGCGGCCCATCGAACAGCCTGATTTCGCCTCTCGAAGCAGCGGGAATCAAGGTTGTGAAGACGACCGCGAGGCAGATGACTGCCGCTTGCGGGCTCTTTTACGAGAGAGCGGTAGACGCCCAGACTCTTCGCCACAGAGGGCAAGCTGAGCTGACAGTTGCGCTCTCAGGCGCCAAGAAAAGGGACTTGGGCAGCGCTTGGGCATGGGGAAGACAGAGCGCTTCAGTGGATATCTCGCCTCTTGTGGCTGCCACCTTAGCGCTTTGGGGTCATACAGAGCACGCGCCAAAGCCAGAGCCAGAGAAGACCTATTACTTTGACCCCAACCCTGAGAAGAAAGATTCACCTGAGGATGATGAAGAGACGTGGCCTGATGACGCCTCTCTTGACTTGAAAACGGGTAAGTGGGGCTAGTGGGTAAGTTTGCAGACTTCTTTCGAGGGCCAAAGCCTGCTGAACAACGCTCTATGTCTTGGTGGGCTAGGGATTGGGAGAGCCCATTTGGCCCTACAGCGGGTCAGCCTGTTACCCAAAGCTCGATTCTTGGGCTCTCTGCCGCGTGGGCGGCGGTTGGTCTTCTGACTGACTCGGTTTCAACCCTTCCTATTGATGTCTTCCTTGAGGAAGGGGAGCAACGAGTTCATTTGCCGCCCGAATCTCGCCCACGATGGCTAGATAGGCCAGGAAACGGGCTTGAGCGCGTAGATGTCCTGACGCAGACGATGGTGAGTCTGCTTATCAGGGGTGAAGCGCTTATTCTCACACCTAGAGCAGAGGGCGAGGTTCAGGGGCTTACGGTTCTCGATCCCTCTGAAGTCACCATCTTTCCTGATGGACATTACAGCGCCATTGGACAAGACATTGAAAACTTTGAGATTGTCCATATTCGAGGCTTGATGCTCCCAACGTCCTACGCGAACGAGCGTAGAGGCATGGGCGTCATCCATTATGCACGAGAGAGCTTCAGTAGCGCACTTGCAACGCAGAAGTTCGGTGAAGCTTTCTTCGGTAATGGTGCTTGGGTGGGTGCGACTGTCGAGGTTCCTGGCCCATTGAGCGAGGATGGGCAAAAGGCTGTTACGGCGTACATGAATGAGCGCCATCGTGGGAGTAGCAGAGCCCACAAAATCGGGGTTCTGACTGAAGGGGCGAAACTGTCCAGGCCGCTCACCTTCTCGGCTGAAGACAGTCAGTTTCTCCAAACCCGCGAGTTTCAGATTGCCGATATCGCTAGGTTCTTCAGGATTCCACCTGACATGATCGGTGGAGGTTCGGCAGAGGATACGCATTCGCAGTATTCGACCCTTGAAACCAAGGCTGCCAACTTCGTCAAGTTCTCGTGTCTGCCTTGGATCGTCCGTATCGAAAACGCCTTCACGAACCTATGGCATTCAGAAGGTGGCCCTGAGAATGGTGTCATCAAGTTCAACGTCAATGGTCTTCTTCGAGGAAGTACCAAAGAGCGCTACGAGTCTTACAAGATTGGTCTTGAAGCAGGTTTCCTAGAGATCAACGAGGTAAGGGCGCTCGAAGACTTGCCGCCAATCGCAGAGAAGCCGCCACCTGAGAAAGAGACTCCCCCACCTGAGGAATAGCTATGGTTGATAGGTCAAGGACAGGGCTTTGGGAGTGGAGAACCACTGTTGAGCCACTAGAGCTTCGAGATGGCGAGCGAGGCGATGTATTTGCAGGATACGCCTTCCGCTATGGTGCTATCAGCGAGAACCTTGGTGGGTTTGTCGAGCGTATCGCGCAAGGTGCTGCTACGAAGACGTTGAAGGAGACTGATCTTCGAGGGCTCTTTAACCATGATCCAAACAACCTGCTTGGGAGAATGGGCTCTGGCACACTTAGGGTTAACGACGCTTCCGAAGGTCTGCGTTACTTTATTGACAAGCCTGACACGAGCTTAGGGCGCGATCTTGCGACCCTCGTTGCTCGTGGAGACATCTATGGTTCTTCGTTTACCTTCAAGCCTGAGGGTGCTAAGGGTGCTCATTGGGGGAGAAGTGAGACAGGATTCCCGCTAAGGGAAATTAGGCAGATGAAGATGCGGGACGTTGGCCCTGTCACCTTCCCTGCCTACTCAGCGAGTGATGTTGCTCTGAGAAGTCTTGCAGAGTTCCGCTCGTTGCCATTCGAGGAGATTATCGCTGCTGCCGCTGATGAGCGGTTGGGCGAGCTTCTCGAAGATCACGGCGAATCGCTAATCGAACCGCCGAGCGACACTCACGTTTCGGTCGCGCTTCGTCGCTACTTCTGAATACCTAGCTAGCCGCGCGAAACGCACTAGCTAACCCCGAAAGAACGCCCTAAACAGGGGCTCTAGCGCGCTATGCGCGAAAGGAAAAAATCGTGAACGCAGAAGTGGTTAAGAGGTTGTGGGAGAAGCGCATGGGCGTTATTCATAACCTTCAGGCTCAAGCGTTTGTCACTGAGAACCGCGAGCCTACCGCCGAAGAGCGGTCGGCGGACGAAGCTTGGGCGAAAGAGCTGACTGAGCTTGACGAGAAGATCAAGAAGGGTCTTGACGAGCTTGAGCGTGAGCAGCGTTCGTCTGACGCTTTCGACCGCTATCAGAAGCTCACCAAAGGCCAGAACGAGCCTCATCCGCGTCAGGCTGGTGAAAGTGAGCAGGCTCAGGGTCTTCGCGCTTTCCTGAAGGGCGAGACTCGTTCTTTCGACATCGAGATTGATCCTCGCGTTCAGCAACACTTCAACCTCGAAAAGCGTCAGTGGAATCCTGACGTTTGGGAACGGCGTGACCTTCTCATCAGTGAGAGTGACGCGCCCATGCCTACTTCGTTCTCAGGTCAGCTCTATGAGTTCCTGATTGCGAGTGTAGGGGTTCTCAAGGCCAAGACGAACACTGACAACTTCCTTCTGACTGCCAGTGGCGAGAACATGGTTCTTCCTCGCGCTACCGCCTACGGTGGTGCCGCGTGGATCGGTGAGGGCGCTCTCATCACTGAGAGCGATCCTACCCTCACCTCCATTACCCTGTCCGCCTATGGCGATAAGGCTCTTCTGGATATCTCGCCTGAGCTTGTCGAAGATTCAGGGTTTGATATTCTGGGCTTCGTCGCTCGTACGATGGGGCGGAACGCTGGCCTGCTCGCTGATGCTGCCTATGTCAACGGCGATGGCTCTGCGAAGCCAACAGGCTTCCTTGCTGGCCTGACCGTTGGTGCAACTGGCCCTACAGGCACGTCAGTTTCGCTTGGTACGCAGGCAACCGCTGGTCAGGGTTCTGACTTGCTCGTTGACCTTCAGTTTTCAGTGATCGAGCCCTACCGCGACCGTGGCGTTTGGATGATGAACGATGCCAGCGTGGGCAAGGTTGCTAGGCTGAAGGGTTCAGGTGGTGAGATCATCTGGCAGAGCGGTCTGGTTCCTGGTTCGCCTGATACGCTGCTTGGTCGTCCGATTGTCACGGACCCGAACATCCCCGTAATGGCTGCCAACGCGAAGTCCATTGTGTTCGGGGACTTCAGTGGCTATGCAGTCAGGATCGTGCGAGCCGTTCGCTTTGAACGGTCGGATCATGCCAAGTTTGAGAACGACTTGGTCTCCTTCAAGGCCGTTCTTCGGACTGACGGCAAGCTGATCGACACGAACGCCATGAAGGTGTTTGTGAACTCTGCAACCTGAGCGAATTACGCAAAATGGTCATGCCGCTGGGTAGTAAGCACTCGCCTGAAACTAGGCGAAAGCTCTCTGAGGCGCATCGTGGAAAGCCTCATAGTCCTGAGCATGTCCAAAAGCGTATTGCTTCAGCAAGGGCGACTCTTGCTCGTACTGTGCGGAAATGCGCATGGTGCGAGCAAGAGTTCACCCCAACAAGTCCACCTCAACGCTATTGTTCTGGACAGTGTTGGAACGCCAAAGAGCGACAAAAGCCTTATCGTCAACAGAGCGGTAGACATAGACGTTCTGAGTTCGTATCGCCTGACGAGTACGAACGCATGGTTGCTGACCAAGGCGGTAAGTGCGCTATCTGTGGGAATGGAAACGGCGCGAGCCAGTTAGCCCTAGACCACGACCACAAAACAGGTAAAGCCCGCCAGCTTCTCTGTCATCGCTGCAATACTGCCCTAGGTCTAATGCAAGATGATCCTAAGAGACTGCGCGCAGCGGCGGATTACCTGGACAAGTATCACTAAGACCCCTGCCCGCTAGCAGGTTCCTAGCGCATAACCTTCTAGGGAAACAGGATGGCTTATGCAACTGTGGCAGAGGTACGCGCCCTTGATGGGCTAGCAGACGCGACTGTCTACCCCGATGCGACCCTACAAGCGGGGATCGACTACGCGACGAAGCTCATTGATGGTTACTGTGGAACGAGCTTCGAGGCTAAGGCGTTTAGCGTCACCCTTGATGGTAATGGGAACTTCGCCATCCTTACGCCTGTTCTCTTCATCCGAACCATTACGAGCGTCACCATTGATGGAGTCTCAATCTCGCCTCTTACTCCCTTTAGTAGTCGCAGAGAAGGTTATGTTGTCCGCAACGATGGCGATGTCTTCGCCTACTCGCCTTGGGGCTCGAACGTCGTCATCGCGGGAACCGCTGGCGCAACAACCGCGCCTGATGAAGACATTAAGTGGGCTGCCAGGACAATTGCTCGTGATTACGCTCTGAATCTGCATAGCCGTATCCCTTCACGAGCCCTGACTATTCAAAACGAATTCGGTCAGGTAGAGGTACGCGCTCAGGCGGGCGGTCCTGGCAGACCCACTGCACTACCTGATGTCAACGCGGTTCTTAACAAGCCTTGGAACAAGCATAAGCCAGGCATGGGCTCAATGGTGGTTAGCTAATGCCACCGACTACAACGCAGGCCGCAGTCAAAGCAGCGCTGAAGGTCGCTCTTCTTGCTCGTAGCTTCATCACGACGAACCATATCCAAGTGCTCTACGGCGAACCAGGCGACGAAGGTAGACGCGAGTGTATTTGGATCGGTACGAGCCTGACGCCAGCCGATCAGGAACCACGAGCATTTCGTAAGGGCCTGCGCGAAGAGGATTACGTGGTCAAGATTC